AATTAAGGAAGTACCAGTAAAGGTTAAAACTAAATTCTTAAATGATAATCACATACAAGGTGCCATTGGTAGTAAAGTAAATTTAGGTTTGTATCATAATGATGAATTACTATCTATTATGACTTTCGGTAAAAGACCTATATTAAATTCGTTAGAATTTGAATTATTAAGGTTTTGTAATAAATTAGACACAAGTGTTGTTGGTGGTGCTTCTAGGTTACTTAAACACTTTATTAAACATTATCAACCGAAAGAAATAATAAGTTATGCTGATAGAAGGTGGAGTCAAGGTAATATGTATGAACAGTTAAAGTTTAGGTTTATTGAAAATACACAACCTAATTGGTTTGTAGTTAAAGGTAAATATAGAGAAAATAGAGTTAATTATCAAAAACACAGGTTAGTTGAAATGGGTTATGATAAAAATAAAACAGCTAACCAAATACTTAATGAAAATAATATGTATAAAATATATGATTGTGGAACTAAAAAATTTACTTTATATTTACAATATTAATTTTTTTAAATCTCTATAATGATAAAGTTTGTTTCTTGGAAAACACCCTCTGTAACTGTATAATCAATCCTAACCTTAGCAGCGTGTTCACTTCTTTCGCTTTGTTCAACACTAACTTCGTTTATTTGTAGGTTAGGTAAGTATTTTTTCACTGTTTCAGTTATTTCATTTTTTATATCGTTTCTAGTTAATGTATCGTTTGGTTCAAATATGTATTTTAATAAATTAGTTCCGAAGTCTGGCATATAAAGTCTTTCACCTTTCTTAGTTAGGATTAAATGCATTAGGTCTGACTTAATAGCCTTACTATCTTCATTATTTAATAATATGAAATCACCTCTATTACTTTCTTTAAATGGAAATGCTATATTTATAAACTTACCTTTTTGAGCCATAACAATTACTTTATAGATAAATATGATAATAAAAATTTTTGAAAAATAAATAGAACTATAAAAACAAAAAAAGGGAAATCTTTCGAAATCCCCTCTTTTATTATCTTAATAACATCTACGCAGAGCATCCACCACCCGCACAGTCGAACATTGAGTTCTCTGGTTTCTTAACAATATTAACTTTTGCATTATCAGAAGCTGATAGTTTCTTATTCTTACCTAATTTGGATTCGGTTCTGGTATAATAAGCACCAGTCTTAAGTCCGTTTTTCCAAGCGAATACTAAAGCACTAGATATCTTACTGTATTTAGCATCTCTATGATAAACATTCATACTTTGGGATTGGTCTACGAATTTATTTCTAATAATAGCCAAATCTAACAAAACTTTTTGTGGTATTTCCCAAACTGTTTTATATCTATACCTAATATCTTGTGGTATTTCTTGTATTTCTTGCACACTACCTTCATTTGCGATAATTTGGTCTCTAATATCTGCTGTCCAAAGACCTAATTCATCTAATTCTCTAGCTAAGTATTTATTTACCACAATAAACTCACCATCACCAACCATTCTTGTGAATATATTAGATGTTACAGGTTCAAAACATTCAAAAGAACCTAAAAGTATAGCACTTGATGCCGTAGGCATTAAACCAATTAAAAGAGAATTTCTCATAGGAATTGGTACACCTTTTTCCATTGGAGACCATCCATCAACATATGTTTCACCTTTAGAATACTTAGAACCTTCCCATGCTGGGTAGTTTTTACCTTCTTCCATGGCTAATTCCATACTTTCTTCAACAGCAGCCTTATACATTGTTTCAAATATGTCATGATTCCATTGTTTAGCCTCTTCACTTTCAAAAGAAATCTTTTTCTTAGCAAAGAAATCTGCTAAACCAGCAACACCGACAGCAATTGCTCTTTGGTCTTCACCAGCTTTCTTACTCCAATCATCTGACCATTTATTATTATCAATAACTTTATTTAATGCTCTTACTAAAACCTTAACAGATTTAGCAATACTCTTTAAAGAATCATGTTCAGCTAAATTAACTGATGCAAGTGTACATTGAGGTGTATACCCTGGTAAACTTGCTTGCATGATTTCAATACATAAATTACTTTGGTTGATAATACCGATATTATCTTGCATATTAATTTTATTAGCATTGTCTTTAAAGAAAACGTATGGTGTTCCACTCTCTACTTGAGAGCGAATAATAGAATCCCAAATCTTTTTAGGGTCAACTTCTTCACCCAACCCTAACATTACTGCTTCATTATAAACTTCTTTAAATTCTTCACCATGAATTTCATAAAATGGTTTTAATCCCGCTTTTTTAATGTCGTTAGGACAAAATAAGTAGTATTTATTACCATTTATTAAAGCATTCATGAATACATCATCTATGGTTACAGCAGTAAATAAATCTCTAGCTCTATTTAATTCTTCACCAATAGGTAGTCTTAACTCTAAGAATGGTAAAATATCTTTATGCCATGTCGATAGATATAAAGCACAACTACCTGACCTATTACCTTGCTTAAAGAATCTCATTTTAGATTGTACCATATCTGCAAATCTAACAACACCACCAGCATAACCTTTAAAACTACTTACCATGCTCTTAGAGCTCCTAAGTCTATCAATACAAAGACCAATACCAGAACCTTCTTTAGAACCATGAGCAATCTTATCTAGAGTAGCGTTAATACCTTCAATACTATCATCCATTAATGTAGTTAAATTACAACTAATTAAACCATTTCTACCTTCAATACCAGAGTTTGATAAAATAGGTGTAGCAAAATTAACTTTTTTTTCGTATAGTTCATTAAGTAACTTTCTTCTTTCTTTAAAAGAATCTGGATATAAATGGTTTGCCACTCTACCGTGCATCATAGAGGGGATTTCAATAGGTTTTTTATCTTGATTTTTTTGGGAGTATTTTGTTAAAAATGTAGAAGCAGCAAAAGAGTCAAATTTTTCATCAACTTCTTTTGTTTCCACTTCAAGTATCTTAGCTTGTCTAGAGATAAGTATTCTACCACCCAATATAGCGTAATCTGGATGTTCAATCTGTAAATCAGCAGATTGGAACGCTATAATCTCATCGATATCTGTAGCGGTCATCTCATCCTTAATATGTGGGACAACTTTTTGAAACAATTTATCAGCCTTAATATTTAAATCTTTAGATTGTTGTTTAATCCTAGTCAATATTTTATTAGGCATAAACGATTGTTTCGAGCCATCTCTTTTTATAATTTTCATAAATTTATTTTTTTTGTATTAGTTACTAATTAAAAATCTGCATCATCAAAAATACCTACATTACTAGTAGGGATATCAACTCTAGTGTATCCACCACCAGTTCTTCTTTCGAAGAAATTGTTTTTAGATGATAACCCAATCTTTTTCATAAAATCAAGTGGGTTTTTAGTTTTAAATTCTGTTTCACCAACAAAATCATTTAAAACAACATCAGTTACGAATTCAACATACTCAACCATCATTTCTTTTGTCATACCTTGTAAACCGTCTGGTAGACTTTCCTCAACAAATTTCTTTTCAGTATCAAAACAAGAAAGAATTACCTCTCTTATTCTATCTTCAGATGGTTTATATTCATCCTTAATATAGTTTTTAAACATTTGTACTGCGAATTCATAATGAAATGATTCATCTCTAAGGATAAGTTCATTCATTTCAGCTAATCCTGGCATCTTGTTTCTGCTTCTAAACCAGAATACCCCAGCAAAAACTGATGAAAATGCAATACCCTCAACGCAAGCAAAAGCGATTAGTTTTTCAACAAATGTACCATTATTTAACCAATTCTCAGCCCAAGCTGCTTTAGATTTAACCGCATCGTTTGTTAACATTGAATTAAATAAGTCTGATTTTTCATTAGGGTCTTTAATATATGTGTCAATTAATAATGAGTATCCATTAGCGTGTACTTGTTCCATGAACATCTGGTGGTTATAATAATATTTAGCTTCTGCTATTTCAACATTATCAATAACGTTATCACATAGGTTGTCAATAACTAACCCATCCGATATTGTAAAAAATGCTAAGATGTTTTTTAAATAAAACTTCTCGTCATCGTTTAATGATTCGTAATCATCTTGAGCTAAATTAACTTCTTCAGCTACCCAAGTTTGTTTTTCAGCTGCCTTGTAGGCATCCCATAAGTCTTGGTTCTTAATTGGGAAGATAGAATATCTTTTTTCTGTGTCTGAATTTTTTAAATACATATTTTTTTTAAAAATTAAAATTTAATTATTATTTTCTGTGTCGCCACTTTGTCTATTAAGCATTGCTAATCTCATAGTGTTTGCTCTTTCATTTTCTCTCTTTTCTTTCATTTCATTGGTTTGTAAGAATGTCATACCTTGGTCTCCACCTTCGGTCATGTCAATCTTTATTCTACCATTATCAAAAACAATATCTTCGAATACAATACCATCCTTACCAAATCTAGATTTAAGAATAGCCATATTAGCATGACCACTTTCTTTTTGGTCTAATGACTTAGCAATAGAAACAATGAAGTGTCCAATTTGACCCTTTTTGATAGAACCACCAATCATTGTTGAGTCAACTGTTTCGGCATTAATAGCACTCCTATTACCTTGTACCGCTGTCCATCCAGCAAGATTTAATTCAGCTAACATAGTTTCAAATTGTCTCATAACATTACCTTCACCACTCCACTCATCATTAAATGATTTTGTTGGTACAACACAATCAATATAATCAACCAACACAATATCTGGTCTAAAACCTTGTGAAATTAATTTTTTAATATATTGCTTTATGTGTGGTATTGTAGTACCATCACTTGGGAACTTTTTCAACTTAATAACACCTGGTTGTTCTTTCCTTCGTTTAGCGATATCAAAAACATAATCACTATTCTCAGATAAATCATTAAGTGTTATATCGGTATCTGGTTCTAAGTTGGCCCAACATGTAATATGTTTCCTTTGTATTACCTTTGGGTTGTCTTCGAAAAATATCTGTAAAACGTTTTGTCCTACGTTCTTAGCATGATTTGCTATCTTTGTGAACATTGTTGTCTTACCAACACCAAAAGCTGCTAAAATAACAGCTAATTCACCTTTAGATAGTCCACCATCCATGTATGAATCAAGACCATTAATACCAGTCGGGATTGGTTTTCTAAAGTCTTCAGATAAAACATCTTCTAAATCATCGAAAACATCAATACCATCATCCTTATTCTCACCAACCTCTAAGGCTTTCTTAAGAATCTCTTCACACTTAATATAGTCATCTAAATCACCCTTATCAATAATCTTCTGAATCTCAACAACAGATTTTTTAAGTTCCTGTTGTTTACAGAATTTCATTGCGGTGTCTTGTATCCTTAAACCATTATTAAGATTAGCATTTTTAACCATATCTAAATGGTCTAAATACATCTTCTTATCTATATCATCATTAGCGTTAGCTAATACAATTGATTCTAAATTTACAATGTCTGGAATTGTACCATACTCATCATAATTATTAATGATTTCACTAGATAAAGCTCTTAAAAAACTATCATCAAAATAATTAGGTTTTAGTATATCAACAATAGACTCACCAAACTTTGGGTCAACAATGATTTGTTGTATAAGTCTGTATTGAAAGTCCTTACCTAAATAACCTAAATTTTCTTTATCTATTTTACTCATTTTTTTAAAACTTATATTTAATAAATATATTAATCTACTTTAAAGTCAGCCTCTTCTATAACTCTTTTTAAGTCATGTTGCCCATACGTAGTTGTATAGTCATTTCTAGAAAAAGTTTTTTGAATTTCATCAATAATTTCTGGTATAATATCTCTGATATTAACCGAATATCTGACATCAGTTTGGAACCAATTTCCAGAAAACACTGACTTAGATACAGTTTCTTTATCCACCTTAATTTCAAAAGTGAATAAATCTTCATTCTCAAAAATATCTTTTGTATCATTTTTACTAATTAAATATGGTTTATATTGTTTCCAACAAACCTCTTTAGATTGTTCTTTAAAGAAGCTAGGGATAATACCCATATGACCGTATGTACCATTATGAATACCAGCAATATCATCCATTAACTCCTTCAATTCTAAAGAACCTATAACTTCATCATTATAGTTCTTAACATCGAAAAGTCTTTGACAAATAATGTGGTCACTCTCTTGCTCATTTCTTCCGTTATTAATGTATAGTACAAACTCAAACCTAAAGTTTTCCCAAAAATTCTTTCTTTTTCCTTTTTGATTTTTCATAAACATAAATTTAATTTAAAATTTCATTATTTTTCTTTTCCCTTTCTATTAATTTTTTAAAGGGTAAAAGATAATTATCATATCTACTTTCACCTAACATGATATCAATACCATCATCTTTAAGCATCTTGTAAACATTCTTTATACTTCTATCATCACTAAGTGGGTTATCTATAAGTTCATTTACTTCTTCAATAGCACTTTCAGTTAGAAGAGGATTTTCCAAGTCCACCAACTTTTTATTTATCTCATATAGTTGGTCACCTTGTACACCATCTGTTATTCCATTAATGATGTTTGTTAGTACCGCAAGAGGTTTCTTTTTCTCACTTAATCTAACATCTTGTAATTCTTTAGCTCTTTCAATTATTTCATATAACTCCATTTTTTTCTCAGTGATTTTTGGGAAAAATTTAATAAGGGTTCCCTCACCAAGTCGTTTAACACCTTTTATACTATCACTCACATCACCTGTAAGTATCTTAACTAATGCAACATTTTCATAATGGTATTTGAAGTATTCATTAAAGTTCTCATGTGTTACATAAGTTTTTAAATCTAATAAGTACATTCTTACATCATTATTAACTAGTTGACATAAATCTCTATCACTTGTTACTATAGTGATTTTTTGATTTTCTTTCTTAGTTTTACAAATATAGGCAATAAAATCGTCAGCTTCAACTTTTTCATCAACTAATTGTCTAATATATAATTCTTCTAGATAATTAAATACAACTCCTCTTTGCGTAACTTCCTCTAAGTCCTCTGGTTTTGTACCATTTATATAATCCTTACCTCTACCACTCTTGTAGTCTTTGTAGATTTCCCATCTTAATTTACCAGAGAATTCTCCATCCCAAAAAACGAAAACCCTATGATAAAGATTTTCGTCTAATAATTTTCTTAATACAGTAATAAATTGATAGATACCACCGATATGTTGGCCTTTCCTATTGTATTCGTCTCTGGCACCGATAAAGCCCCTTTTATAAAGGGCATTACCGTCTACCAATAGAACATTTTCTGTTTGTATTACTTTACCGTTTTTTGGTGGTCTTCTTTTCATTCATATTAATTAGAATGTTAATAAAAATTGTATTAAGCACTTGTGTCAGCCTTTTCTTCAACAACTTCTCTTTCAATTGTGAAATCAGCTGCTTCTGAATTAAGCCTAGAAAGGATATAATCCTTATGCTCTTTTTTGTAAGTATCAATTTTTCCTGGGTTCCAATATCCATGTGGTGTTGATGCTAATTTACCATGTTCTTCTACACCGTTAACTTGATTCTTTTCACATCTAACTTTAGTTTCAATACCAAACTGGTATGTCTCACCACCAGATGTAGCTTTCAATTTAACAGTTGAGTGAGTTAAGATACCACCAAAGTGAACAATAACTCTTGGTGAATAGAAAAACGCTTCTCCACCCTTGTGTTTGATAACTGTATTTATGTTGTCTAACCAAATCTTTTGAACAACAGCAAAAGTATTAGTATACTGTTTACCCATTCTTCTAGATGCTGGTAATCTATGGTTTACCAATGATTTAAATGCAGTCTCCATAGAACCAGCATTCCATTGATTATTGCTAGATTTAGACATAACTGATTGGAATCCATTAAGTGAACCTACAGAATCCCAAAGGAAACATAAATTTCTATCTAAATCACCAACTTCTTGAGCGTCTAATAACTCAGTCATAAGTCTAGCAATGTCTTCAATAATAGGTTCAAATCTAAGTGGTTTAGTTCCAACTTTACCATTAGAGTAATCAACATTTTGGTAACGTTTTAAAAGGTCATCACCATTTAAGAAAATAAAGTCACCTTCATAATCTATAATCTCACCAGTCTCCTCATCAACAACTTCTTCAAATTGTACCCCGATATTTCTAGCGTGCTCCCAAGACCAGTTACCTTCAGTTTCCATAATAACTGGTAAATCACCAATCTTTTGTGCTCCAGCAACAGCTTCGTAAATAGCTGTAGATTTACCTGTATTAGAATATCCTCTAAATGATGTAAAATATCCTCTAGCTAAACCTGGAATCTTAAGTGCTTCATGAAATGATTCTGATAACGGAATCCAAGTAAGGTCTTTCTCTTTAACAGTAATGTCCATTCCATTTGTCTTTTTAAAACTAGATAAATCAAAATTCTTTTTTTCAATACTTTTTTTAGGTGCTTTTTTAGCCATAATCATATTAATTAAATTCTTAGTTAAAAAAGGTGACCCAAAAGAGTCACCCAGTTATAGTTTATAACCATTAAAATGGTAAATCATCATCTTCTCCAGAATCATATGAAGAAGTAGTATTAGATTCAACAACGGCTGTTGCAACGCTAGGCGCTTCAGTTGTTGTTGTATTTTCTACAGTTGTATTTCTTGTATTTGTTGTATTAACATCATTACCCATAGTTAATTCAGAGTCTAAATCATCAATCTCATTCTGATTAACTTCAGCGTTTTGTTTTTCTTTAGATACAAACTTTTCCTTTTCTTTACTCCATACTGGAGTTTCACCACCAACAACGATTGCTAGATAATCATAGTTCCTAGTGCTATAAACATCTCTCCAAGTTCTTTTATCTGAAACCAAAGAATTTTTAGTGGTCTCATCTGAACTTAGTGGTACTGACTCAATAGGGTAAGTAATTGATTGTACAACTGGTCTATTGTTCTGGTCTCTTGCGATGTTAATTAATAAATCTCTACCAGTTTCGGTGTCTGTAATATCATGTTGTACAGCCTTAATAGCTCCCATGATTTTATCCATAGTACCAGTTTTTCTGTAATCGTGGTTAAATCTCCAAAACTTAACACCTTCAGATTCTTTGTCTCTGTCAATTACCTTAACTACATACATCATTCTAGGCGAATACTTCTTAGCTAATTCTTTATCACTTTCTTTTCCTGTAGAAAGTAATGCTTGTCTAGCCTCACAAAATGGACATGCTTCACCTTCTTCATGTTTAAGACAAGGAAATGTTTTCCACTCACCTTCAACTTGTGCTTTGTGACCCCATAATACCGTGAAAGATGTTTCTTGACCTTCTTCTGGTGGGAGAATTCTAATTCTCTTAGTTTCTTGGTTTACACCCTTAGGTAAATAAGTACTGAAATAATTTTTCAAATCGTACTTTTTTGCAGTTGTTCTAGCCCCACCATTGTGAGAATTCTCATACTGCTTCATCATTGCTTCAAAAACGTTACTCATAATAATTTAATTTTAATTTTTGTTTTGTTATTTAATAATTTTTTTCGTAATAAAGCGTAATATTTATAATTTGTAATATTCGTATTAGTAATAGTTTTCGTAATATTCTTATTAATAATATTTTTGCATTATCATGAACATTTTTGTTATCCCAAATATACTATAATTTTTTTAAAAGTAAAGTAGTTTTAAGATATTTTTTTATTCTTATTTACAAAGTTAACATATACTTTAACTTAATGCAACTATTATATAAAAAAAAATGGGAATTATTAAATAACCCCCATTTTATTATAGTTTTATAATTATATTTAATTATATCTCATCTTCAATATAATCATTATCATCTAATGATGTTTTCATATCAACTTCACTGTAATCAGAATCAACATCATCTTTAGTTAATAAATATTCTTTTGGTTCTTCTTCACCTTCTTTATCCATAATATCATACTTACCTTCTTGACTACCCCAGAAATCAGTTAATTTTAAATTATATGGATAAGAGTCAAGTGAACGCATTTCAATCTTCTCTTCTGGAGTTGGTGCTCTTTTTTCTAATTCACCTTCTAATGATTCAATCTTATCTGAAATTGCTTCCATTGACTGTAATTGCCCTTCAAGGTTTCCAACCATACTCATTAGTTGGTCAATCTTTTCATTTGCAGCATCCGCTGATACTTTAGCTTCTTCTGAACCCTTAACTAATTCTGTTACGTCTAATTCAACTTCGTCACCAGATGGTTCTTCCATGTCTAATTCAACTTCGTCACCAGATGGTTCTTCCATGTCTAATTCAACTTCGTCACCAGATGGTTCTTCCATGTCTAATTCATCTTCAGGTGCTTCTTCATCACCAAACCCTAAATCTGCTTCAGGTGCTTCTTCATCAGATGGTTCTTCCATGTCTAATTCATCTTCAGGTGCTTCTTCATCTTCTTCATTCATACCTAGAATTAGATTTTCATCTTCTTCTTTATCTTCGTAGAATGAATATTCAGATATTAATTTAAATTTCTTAATTTCTTCATTAAGTAATTCTTTGTTTATTTTTTTTCTCATCTTTAAAAACTATTTTTAATTAGAAAAGAAGTTGTCTACCATCTTCTGTAATTATTTTTTTATTAATTCTTTCTACAAGGCTCTTATCATCTTTAATTACACATGTACCAGAACTACAATCCATTTCTTGATTTTCTAATTGTTTTTGTTTTTCCTCGTCAGTTAGAAAATTATCTAATCCTTTTTTTAAATTTTTATCATTCATATCTAATAAATTTAATATATAGTTATACTAATAAATATATGAGAATATTAAAAAATCCTCTTTATAGGGGATATGTTCAATGTATCATTACTATATAATAATACTTTACCTTGATAGTCATCCCAATTGATTTTAACTGATTTATAATCTATATTACCCAAATAACCACCACTTTGTATTTCAATCAGCTTATTTAATGCGTTAATGGTATAGATACAATCACCTTTCTTATGGATTGGTATTGCGCTTGGGAATAAATTTTTAAGGTTTAATTTTCTACCTTCTCTTATAACAAATTTAAATGTTACAATTAATTTTGATTCGTCATCTTCGTTTTTATATACAAAAACTCTATCTCTTGGTATTGAGAATCTATTTTCTAAGTAGTCTAAAAACCATTCAAGTCTTTCTGGAAATATAAAAGATGCTAATAATATTGTCTTATCCATGTTTTCTTATCGAATATAAAACTGGGATAAACTTGAGTTCATCGTCAAGCATCCCTATGTTATTCTTATATTCTATAAGTATCTCGTTATTGGATAAAAAATCAATTGATGCAGTTTTAATCTTATCAATGAATTTATCAACATCACCGTTAATGAATTTTATTTGTCTTAAATCAAAACCAAATATATATTTATCTGAATATATATAGAGCATCTTATCTGTAAGAAATGATATATTTTTATCGAAGCTTTTTATTTTATCAAAAATCTTTTTGATTTTTCTTTCATTAAAAAGTATTACATCAACAAAGATGTATTCTATTGTATTCGTTAAATGTTTATATGAATTTTCTATGAAGTAGAATAGGTCTTCTTCGAATAACCCTCTCTTTTCTTTCTTTGAGAACGTCCAGTAATTTAAATCATTTATTTTTCTATCAATATAATTTAAATCACCATATGATTGTGTGGCATTATCTATGCCAATAACCAACGTTGGGATTCCTTCAATAATCTTATCAAAAGAATCCACAACATTAAAGTTTTCATCTACCTTAATATTATCTATTGTTACAATATTACCAATCATTAAGGCAAATATAATAAAAAATAACTAAAAATACAAATTATTTGTTGCTACCATTACCTCCACCTCCAGATTTTAAATCTGATGTGAAACTTAAGTCAGAAACTTCATTACTTAAATCCCTTTCTGAATATCCATATCTTGTACCGTTTTCACTTTTACCTGGTCCTTTACAACCACCACTTGATTGTTTACAACCACCACCACTTCTTTCTTTTATACATCTACAATCGTCTAGCTTTTCTGGGAATGGTGCATAACCAGTTTTCCAAAGTTCAAAACCAGCACTCTTAATTTTTGGTCTTCTAATAAATTCATCAAATGGGAATGTGTATGGGTCTATTTTTCTACCAGGTGAAATCCAATGATGCCCAGTAATATATTTTAAATTAGGTATTGATTCTTTTAAATCTAAAATTAAGTTAGCACAAGCCGTTATCTGTTGATTATTAAATTTATTATTACCTTCAGTACCTAACATACTAAATGATATACCAATACTATAAGAATTAACAAATCTACCTTTAGGTCCGTATGAATTACCAGCATGACTAAGTTTTCTAGTAGCTGGGGCACCCTGATATATCTTACCTTGTTTATCTATTAAAAAATGATAACCATAACCCTTACTTTTAAGTGTTGTAACATCACTAGTAATACTAGCACCAGCAGTCCAATGTAATACAATAGTGTTAATATCATCTATATCCATACTTTTTTTATTTAAAAAATATGGTTGTATTAATTTAAAATCTTCATTTTTAACATTCTCAAATGGTTGTATTGCCATAACATTATAATTTATTAAATTATTATTCCTCCACTACTTTCTTGTAATGTAAAGTTACTATCATAAACTTTTCCAGTTCTACCTTTTTTAGTTTCTACTTGATTTAAGTAACCTAAAAGACCACTAAATAATTCACTCTTAGTTATTAATGGTGTTTTTGTTCTTTTAACTCTAACACCCTTAAAATTAGTTTGCATATTGTGTGGTGTTATACTGTGAGTCACTTTAAATATATTATATGTACCTCTAAACATAGGCACATTTGATAATTGAAAGTACATGAATGGTTGAATCATAGCATTACCCATCATATCAACTTCACATGTGTATGCTCTATTTTGATATACATTCCATAAATTCTGACCATTATATGATGGTTTTGTTTTATCCCCTAATTTAGTTAAATTTTCAACAGTATTTAAACTTTCAAGTGTTGCTGTAAATTCGCTTTGGTCTAATTTAAGATTTTTGAAATATGACTGATTTTGTTTAGCGTAACTAACTAAGAAATAAGGTATATTCGTATTATTATCATTTTTCTCTGTTAGAAAATCATTTGGTAATTTTGTAGTTGAATATCCGTTATTATCATAATCAATAATAAATGAATCGTCTGGGTGTGATGAATCTTCACCCATATCTAAGTGATTAGATATTTGACCAGAATACATACAAACAAATGAAGGTCCTTGAGATATTGATTTAGCCTTACTATATGGGTATGGTTTAAAAACATCTATAACATCATTAATATCACTATAATTTATAAAATTAGGTAGAGGTATAAAGTTAAAGTTATTATCCCTTAATATTGTATCTAGTAAATTAAAGACTGATTTATTTGGTTTACCTAAAATTAATTCTTTAACCATATATGGGTTTATATAAAATTTATCACCAATATCATTATATGACCTGTCAATAAATCTAAATGTATTAAATAAACCTTCTTTTTTAATATTACTACTGCATGATGCTACTGGTAGGTTAGAGTCATTACCAGCAATCCATTTATTATATACTGAAGATAATTCCCTATATATTGTTAGTTTTATTAAATCATCATCAATAGTATTAAATATTTGTTGTTCTATTTTATCTTGTTCTTTTTCTAATACTTTATCATAATCTTTAGCTAATGTTTTAAATCTAGATAAGAATCCGTTTAGATATACATCAAATTGGTCTTTATTAACCCATAGTTTTGAATATCTTTTTTTTGTACTAATATAATTATTATACCTAAATATTTCTGGTTTACCATTTAAAATCCAGACATATTCAGCTATTAAATTTTTAATTAAATCAGCACCTTTTGTTCCATTTCTATTTACTAGTGTAAATTGATAAGCATTAAGTTGGTCCCATGTACCCCATCCTGGATAATTAGCACTACTAATAAAATCCGCTTGTGCAGTAATATTAACATAGTTTTTAATACCATCACCTTGTGTATAAACCTTATCATCAAAAATATTTCTTAAATCTGATACCTTAACTTTTTTAGTGTAATCTGTAACAAGAGCATTTGTTGGTTTATGTTGAATAATTTTTAAATCATTATATAGTTTTTCCCATTCACTAAATTCCCAGTCCTCTGGTTTTTCAGTATATAATAATTCATATTGTCTTCTAACTTCAACAAACGCACCTTTAGAGAAATCTTGAAAAACTTTTTTAAATTTATCTTTAACTTCTTTTGGTAGATTTATAATAGTTTTGTCAATATCTGGATATTTGTCAGCTCCAATATTAAAATTCATACCAGATATTCTTTCTTCACTGGTTTCATATAGGTACTCATAGTACTTTGGTAATACTGTGTCTTCATCTTGCCATGGTAAAAAATATTTTTCTGAGGTGTTACCAGTAAACCTTAATATATCATTACCTTTTGAACCTTCTTCATATCTATAAATTATACCACCTATAAATGCACACCATAATTTAGGTGCTTTTATGAATGACCCATAGTTTGAAAACAATCCCTTTAGTGTTGGTGAGTCGTCTTCTTCATAAAAAGATTCATCTTTATTTATTTCATTATATCTATCAAATAAACTAACATCTATAGTATCATATGCATTAGCACTTAAATCACCAATATCACCTATAAGTCCTTGCCATCCAAAACTATGTAAGAATAAGAAGGCTCTAGCTTCATTAGTCTCTTGTTCATAATAAAATCTAGACCCAAATAAACTAAAATAACGTAAACCGTTTTGATTGGTTAAGTCATCTTGTATTCCAAACTCTATAAAAGGAACATATGTTTTATCTCTATTTTCAACACTATAATTTTTATGTTCTTCAGTTAAATAACCTAACAACTCTCTTTGTTTTACGTAATTATTTGGTTGTAAATCTTCGTTATTATTAGTATTGTAATTCCTAGAAGTTACAAGGTTAAAGTTTATACCATCATATTCTGAATTTAAATTATCATAATCATATTGATAACGTTTTTTTAATTTATCATAACCATCACATAAGTATGTACCAAAATTATCAGCAAAAGACCCAACTCTTTGAGACCAATAAGCACATAATACTGATGATACATTAGATGGTACATCTCTTTTTGGGAAATGTTTTGCATCTAATTTTCTATCTCTATCACCACCACCGCTTGAATCATATTGTATATCTGATATTTCAGTAGTTTTTACTCTACCGTTATAAGTGAATAAATCTGTACCTTCAGAATATGTATCAAAATCTTCTATAATAGCTGTTGGTTCAGGATATATTTCATTATATGTTGGTTTTCTTAATGTAAATTGTTTTATATATGCTTCACTATCAACACCAAAAGCATTTAATATAGATTTTTTTTCTTTATCAAAAAATGTTGTAGCAAAGTCTGGTAATGTTCTTTGTTCTTCATAGTCGTCTTTATCAAGTATTTTAAAATATTCATCACTACCAACACTTGTTGTGATGCTTTTATTTGTAATGCTATTAACATTACTATCAATAAATAAATATTCACTCTTTAACGCTGATAATTCACCATCACTTTTTAATTTATCACCATTCTTAAATATTTGACCATTAAAACCACCATTAACTGGTAGTATAGCCATTTCACCATCACCTATTAAGTATCTGTATTTGTAGTATTCTCCTTTAATACTCGTATTATCATCAATATTTTCGTCAGTAAAAGATACTGTATTCATAACGTATTTACCGTTTATATCCTCATTCTTTTTTCCTAGGAAATTAGATATTAAATCTTCTATAGTATTTTTACCTTTTATTGTATCTACAATATCTCGTTTTTTTTCATCTTCAAAATCAACTATGGCGTTAAATAAATTTTCAGCTTCCATTTCACCCATTATTTCAGCCATTCTGCTACTGAATAAACTATAGTTAGAAACTCTTAAACCTAAGAATCCCCTTAATAGTAATGTTGTAACAGCTTCTTCCCAAACTGTTCTACTACCAACATCTTCTTTTAATGCTATTGTGTATGGGTTATTTTTTATTGCTGAATCACCACTTGATAAAGTTGTTAATTGAGTTTCTATTGGTGATATTGGATAAAAATTAGCCGCACTATTTTGACCTTGCGCATCTATTTCTTGAATATCTTCTTTAGTTTGTTCTATTAGTATTTTTAATAATTCCTCAACAAATTTAACTTCTTGCATTTGTGGTACCTTTTTACCAATCCATGATTCTGTAGAAGTTTGTTGTCCTTCAGAATCTTCTTTAGTTTCGTAATATTCTGGCCATGGATATACTTTATTTTTATCTGTATTATTTTGGTTTATATTATTATTCTTATCTTTGGTTAGAATATCCCTTATTTTCTGACTTCTTTCACCATCTTCGTATGCTTCTTTTGAAACCTGACCTAACGTTTTTATAAAAACCTCAGAATGTGTTATTATCATTTTGGTTATATTTCTAATTGTTGGTTTAAAATTTAGGTTTTCTTCAGCTTTGGCTGCTAATTCATCAGCTAACGCTTCAGTTAATTTTTTATTTTGTTCATTTATTTTATCTTCTTTTTCATTTAATAATTTAAATTGATTTCTTAAATCAAAAACATAAAATTCATTTGATTCTGGTGCGTAGTTTTTAACTTCTTTAGCTAATTCTTCATTTGAGTTTTTGGTTACTGAACCTTCTGCTGTGCTACCATTTAAAGAATTTATTGTTTTAGCCAATTCGTCTTGAGATTGTTTTGAAGCAGTTTTAGTGATAGGACCAATACCATCATCTTTAAAAGATGTTATGTCAGATGATTTTATCTTTAAATCTTCACTTGAAACCTTAGTGTTAAACCCATCTTTTTTATCATCTAATAGTTTTATAATACCTTCTTTTTCTTTTTTTATTAAATTTTCTAAAACTTTATTATTATCTTTAACTTTCTTTTTTGATGAAAATACAATACCTAATTCAGTGTCAATTATATAGTCTCCAGTCTCACCCTTCATTGATTTCATTAGGTTAGTTAACCTTTCTCTTAGTCTGTTAATGATATCTATAGTTTCTTTTGATTCATCTAGTTTTTTTACATTAACATCATCATTTTTTATTTTATCAAATTCTTCAGCTAGGTTTTCAACAGAATCCATGAATTCATCAATACTCATTAATTCTGGGTCTTTATCTGTTTCTTCTTTCCAAAGAACCTTACCCTTTTCAGTTTTAATTACAGCTCTAATAATACCTAAAAGCATATCAGTTAATAAAGCATATGTATAACCGATAAATTCTGTATTAATTTCAAAGTTACCAGTTTCACTATTAAAAACACTATTCCATTTATATAAGTGTAGACAATAAGTAACTGGTTTACCATAAAACCCCTTAACCTTTAATTCAAATATTGGGTATGGCATATCAAAAAAAGCATTATATTTACTATGGTTACCTTGTTGGAATATTGCATTACCTCTGATATCAACAAATTTTATTGTTATTCTTGGGGTATATGCTGTATCAAAATTTATATGAATATTTTCAATACCAAGAGTTTCTAAGTCTCTATTTTGGTCATTTTTATCAAAGGAAGTTGTTGCATTAGTATAGTTTGTTGTTAAGTTATAAACATCTTTCCCATTATCATCAACACCAGTTTTGCTACCACCTATAAATTTAATAGGCTTACTAGCACCTTCCGAGCTATTAGTAACAACACCATTATTAATAACACTTCTATTTTTTCTAACACTATTTAATTCAACATATATCGATAAATCTTCTGTTGAATATAATCTATTGTCATTTGGGTTTGGTTCAAAAACTAATAACCTATTTTTTCTTTGTGCTTCTTCTCTAGCCATATAATTCTTTATAAATGTTGACTGAATTTATATATCTGTCTATCGCATCTTCAAATGGATATGGTATCCTTATAATATCTCTATCTTTTATTTCAAATTCTAATCCACCATATTGTGGATTAGCTAACAAAATAAGCCAACCATGATATGGGTTATTATAATACCTTTGACTTAAAATGTCAAGCCTAGTTTCTCCAGTCTTATAAATAACAGTTTTATCATTAGAACCTACAGGTATTCTTATACCAGGTATTGGTTTCATTTCTCCATTATCTCTAAAAGATTCGTATCTATCAAAATATGTTGCCATAATTATCTTTTTTTATATTGTGATATAAGTTTATAGTATTATTGGTTGTCTATTTTGACCAACTTTTGTTGTTACAGAAATCTTATTATTACCATCAGAACTAGTAACAATAAATGAAACTAAATAATCAACATTTGATTCATTTTCTTTATAATCAATAATAACATTATTAACCTTATATTGACTAAACTTAACTGAAGTTAGTATTTCAAAATCATCCTTACCAGAAGTAATTGTTTCATCACTTACAGGTACTTCAAAATATACCTTATCATTAATAGTACCATCTTCATTAAAAATAAGTTTTTCAACCCTTAATTTTTTAACTGTATAGTCTTGACTAATATCTTTCTTGAGTTGTACGCCAATACTTAAACTATTAACACCACTTTCAACTAACTTTGCTGTTACAGGTTTTATTATATCATTTTCATATTGATTTACTTGAGTATTTTCAGTCTTATTAGCTTCGTTATTAGATTCAACTTCTTGATTATTGGTAGAATCGTTTGTATTATTACTTAAACCTAATTTATTTTGTGGTTCTTCTAATGGTGTTTTTGGTGAATTTACTTTTTCACCTGGAACAAGTTCACCATAACCCTTACCTTCATCATTTGCTTGAAGTCCTTGTTTAATTTTAATTCTATCAGCTCTTGCATCGTATATCTCAGTATTAGCAAAGAAGTTATATGATACAGCGTTTTGTAGTTTATTAATTGGGCCTTCTAAACTTGAGCCACCTATAAATGCAAAATTAATTGTTACATTAGCAATCATTGGTTGTACACCTACACCTTCTGGGTTTAAATCCCAAACAAGTGGTTCAAAGTCTAAAGACATTGAATCGATTGCTATCTTAGTATGATAAAAATCACCAATTCTAAGTATAGACACTGGTGGTCTACCAAAAGCTAAGTTATCAGGTATTCCTTGGTCATGTTTAGTAGGACCTTGTCTAGTACACTGATGTAAGAAATTAAGTCTTGAGTTAAATCCTTCTGGTGTTATACTATGAAATGATGGGTGAAAATATTTGAGTTTTTCTCTTATATTATCATAAACAAAATTATTATTCTCTTCTATCTTCTTAAAATAATGACATTCAGTAAAGAATCTACTTGCTGCTATACTAACATCAGAGAATGGATTAGTATTAGGATTTTCGTATTGACTATCTATTAACTCATCTTCTTTTAAAGAAGCATCATAACTAATCGTAACTTCAACCTTTCTAGCTTTTTTACAACCTAATCTGTCTTGACCGTTATCACCAGAACAACCATCA